TTGGCTAGGAGTTTCAGCCGGGTCTCGATCTGGAGTTTGCGGTGGCCCAACATATCCTCGACCGTCGTGGCCGTGCCCTGGTCGGTCATGACCTGCTTCTGGCCGAAGACCGGCGTGTCAGCGATCACGAGCGCCTCCTCAGCAATAGCCTCGAATCCCTGCTCCCGTGCGTGCGCGATGCGTTCAGAAAGGTTCTCGTCGCGGGCCATCCACTCATACACCGCAGTCCAGGCGGGCATATGGTCATCCCGGCAGATCTGTCTCAGTGGTTCTCCGTTACTAATTCTTTGGCAGATCTCTGCTGCCAGTTCTGGGGTGTACTTGGAGGGGCGGCCAATCTTCTTCTTTGGCGGCTCTTGGGGCGTTTTCGCGGCCCGGGTGGTATCTACCCCTTGGTCAGGGGCTTTGGAGGGCTTGGCGGCGGTTTTGGTGGCTTTCCGTGGCATCTCGTACTTTCAGAGACATTGGACTGCCGGGGAGTTTAACTCGCGGTTTGGGGTTTTGGGTAGTTGGCGGCTGCCCATGTAGCAGGGCTTTTGCCTCTATCGCAGTTCTCGGTTGAGATTGGCGCAAGAGGCTAAAACCTTGCGCCGCCGACCAACACGACTGGGCACCTTGTGCAGGCGGCTCATCGGCGCGGTCTGCACTCCGCCCGAATTTGCCCGATGCCCATGCGTGTTGGCTCCCCTCTTGGGGAGCCTTGATTCTACTGTTAAGTGGTTGATTCCTCAACCTTTTTTGCTTGTTTTTCCCAATCCTCGGTGTGGTTGATAAGGCGAGCCAGGAACTCGTCGCGCTCTTGCGGCGACATCCTCTGCACCGTCCCCCAGATGATGGCCAGGGAGCGCCCGAAGCCTTGGGCATATTGCATCGGAATGTCTTTGCTGTCCGTGCCCGCCAAGATCATCTTCTCAATCATTTCAATGTTCATCTCAGTCACCTTTCTTTAACTACGAAGCCAAGGGTAGGCTTGCGCCCAGTATGCTGACTCGCTCTCGCACATCCAGTACCACTGTGCTGCAGAGACAAGGCCCTCGGCTTCAGCGATGGCCTCGTCCAGGTTGATCAGGTCTTGCAGGCTCATGAGTAGATTGCCTCCAACTCGTCTTCGATCTTCTGAATTTGCGAAGGAAAGAGGTACTCTTCAGCATCGTTACCGTCCATGTCGAGGATGGTGTACTCAAACGCGATGCCGCCCGCATCCTCGGGCGTTTCCATCGGCCAACGGCGCGGATAGCGTTGCACATCATGCACCACCACCTCGTACCAGTCGTGGTCGCCCAGGCAGATCAGTTCACGGTTCTTTTTCATCATCTTGCTCCAGTTACACTGCTCATGCAGTGCCTACAGTTTAACACGAAGTTAGAGCCATGGGTCAACTAGGTACTTTCCCTTGTACTTCTTGTTGGATTCGCCTACCGATCCATCGCACCACAGGAACCGCCCAACTGTTGCCTAGAGCCTTGTATCGAGGCCCATCAGGGCACTCATCCACAGGTTTTCCACGCCAAGGAATGGCTGTGTATCCGTCAGGAAATCCCTGTAGCCGTTCGCATTCCATGGGCGTTAGGCGGCGCACTTGCATCCCGTAGGAGGCAATATCGCCGGGTCGACCAGTTGTTTGATTTGCGCCAACTGAGAGAGTGTCAGCAACCTCACAAGCCGTTGACTGTGTGGCCTGCATCACCGACCAAACTTGCTGCGTTACCTCGGTGCTTTGAGGGCTACGGCTAGGATTGTTGGCGGCGGTCAAGGTTGGAGCCAATACCCCATCATGCCTCCCACCCTGCCCTCCGCGCAGCAGAGTGCCTGCTTGCTCAACGCTTGCATTTAGTTCCTCATCCCAAGCGATGGGTTGTGCAACCGCATGGCTATGCCCCTTGGTCAAGGTGTAGGAAGGAGCACCCGGTTGAAAGTCGCCAAAAGAATGACTATCCCCGCGCCCGATGTGGTTCATGGTGTCGATTGGGATTGGCTGCATCACCGCAGTACCACCCTGAGAACAGGTCGGGTTCAAGCCTGATGCGGCATCTAGCGTCTTGCTTGTGTCCTCATCCATTCGGACATAGAAACCGCCTTCAGGGCGGTCTGATCTCTTGTTGCCGCCGTAGAAGTTGATGGGTTGTGCCACACCATGCACATCCATCTTGGTCAGGGTGTACATCACGCCATCTTCTGATGCGCCGACCCCTTGAGGACCGCCCGCTTCTCTGCCAATCAAGTTGCCTTGAATGGCGACTATCTGCCCTTGCGCCTGATCTAGCGTGTGACTAACCTCCTGCGCCACGCCATGGCCGTTGGCGCTGGTGTTGGCGGTGCGGACGGCATAGGCAACTGGCTGCGCCACAGCAAGCATTCCACCGGCATGACCCGCAACTCGCATCGTTGGCGCGATGTTTTGAGTTGCATCCCCACCATCATCATTTCTACTGAAAGCCATCGGAACTATGTACTCGTCCTTGCTGTCTCCGCTTCTCGCTCCATGGCCCGGGCCTCCATTAGGTGCGCCTGCGCGAAGTGTTGGCATGGTGTCGCAATGGGCCACCGGCACTAATGGCGTACCCCGACCAGTTCCATCCTCAGAGGCATCAAAACCCTCTCCTCGGAGGGTATGAGCCACAACAGGCAGAAGTTGTCCTGCCATGGCATCTTGCACGGTATTGCCCGGCACAGCATGACCTCCCGCTGATGTCAAAGTTCCAACAACATCATGCGTTGGTTGCGGCACAGACTGAATTACCGCCTGAAAATTTGCCTTGTCGGGCATATCCTGAGCCCATGAGCGAGTGGTAACCGTTGCCGCTACTTGACCGCCATCCCACCACTCTTGCAACACCGCGCCCGCCAACTGATTGCGGATGGGGCCATCCTTCGCCCTTGTATCAAGGGTCGGATTCAGGTCTGTGAAGCGACCGCCTGAAGGGCCAATCTCAATGCCTCGGGCAGTTCCTTGCCCCGTTTCTCGGCTCGGCGCAGAATCCCGGCGCAGGCCGTCGAACTCAAAAAGAACCGCTGCGGGATCGAAGTCGTTTCTAGCACTTGCGACAACGAACACACGGCGGCGTCGTTGGGCCACGCCGAAATATTGGGCATCCAAGACCCTCCATGCCACTGTGCGCTTGGGGCCATCAACGCAACCCGCATCTGGCCAACCGTCGGGCGCAACAAGTGGCTCATCACCCCCGCATAACTGTGCGAGGAAGCACCCGAAGGCATTGTCGGGTGTTGAGAGGACTCCGGGGACATTTTCCCAGAAGACAATTGCGGGGGAGAGTCCGAGAACAGATCGAACTGAGTCAATGGCATCTGCAATCTCACAAAAGGTTAAGGAAAGGTTGCCTCGGGCGTCTGACAAGGATTTTCTCTGTCCAGCCACGCTGAAAGCCTGACAGGGAGTTCCCCCACAGAACAGGTCGGGAGCCTCAACCTCCCCGCTTTGAATGCGCTCTGGCAGGGTGGTCATGTCCCCCAAGTTGGGGGTCTCGGGATAGTAGTGCTTGAGAACCGCCGAGGGGAATGGCTCAATCTCGCTGAACCAGGCAGCCTCCCAACCTAAAGGGTTCCAGGCCACGCTTGCGGCTTCAATGCCGGAACATACGCTTCCAAATTTCATGGTCAGAATGGGGCAGAGGGAAAAGAGAGCCAACGCTTGATTGTCAAGACTTTCTGCTTTCTTTTCAAAGATTTGAGGTTGTCAGGCGTTGTGTAGGCAAAGGGCCACCAGTTCGGTGTTTGGACTAGCCCGGCCTCCAGACCAGGAGATCCATCAGCAGCACTGTGATGGCGAAGAGGTAGACCAATATCCACATCAGCAGGCTTACGCCCGCGGCGATTCGTTCTTCTGTCTTCATTCACTTTGTCTCACGAGGAGGGGCCGAGGCCCCTTGATTAGCGAACAACGTGGGTGTACTTGCCCTTGGCCAGTCGGCGCGTCTCAAGGACGCCGCCACTGGTCTTGCTAAGGTAACCGGTCTCTGTGACCACCCAACCGAGATTGCCGAACTGCAGACCCAGGCGCTTGGCAGCGCGAAGGTGGGCCGCGAAGAGAAGTCGTGACATCGCAGCCTCCTGATTAGCGGGTGATAGTCTTGACCGAGAACACGGCCGTGACGGTGGTGTTGGCCACGATCACATTTTCGGGGATGTTGCAGACCTTGGCGATGGCCTTCCAGTCCGTGACCTTCCGATTGGCCTCGATCACCGAAGCCTTGAACAGGTTGCCCTCGACCACCTTGGCACCACCGGCAGTGGCTGCGTCCTTGATCGCATCCTTGATCGCATCGGCCTTAGCCGTCAGTTCAGCGATCTGCGACAGCAGCAGGCCCAGTTCGTCAACTTGGGTCAGGGGGATGTTGTTGGTGTCCATCATTTACCTTTCAGTTACCCTGCAGCACCGTGCTGCAGTGGTGTGAACTTTAACAGCGTGTTCAAACCCGTGTCTACTGATAAACCCTACCTTTTACTCGGAATTAAAAGTTCAAGGGTGTCAGCCAGGATGTCGAGTTCCCCAGTGTTGTGGCGCTTGAAGTCGTCTCTAGTGCCGTGCCATCCCTTGCTGCCAGTGTGGTGCGGCTGACATAGGGGAATGACGAGCCAGTCGCTCTGCCTCTGCGCCATCCCTACGCCTGCTCTTGGGTGATGCAGTTGCGCCGGAGTGCCTGGGTAGCCCATGCGCCTGCACATCCCGCAGCCCAGTTCTGCCACGGCGTTCTTCCACTGCTTGATGTTCACAGCGCGGCCTTGTCTTGGAGTCGGTTGTTTGCTTGCTCGGTGCGCCAGATGTCTGTCTTCATCCGGGCGGCTTCAAGTTTCCACTTCAACTCCTCCTCCTTCTCAATCGCGGCCGCAAGCCCATGGAGGAGTTCGACATAGGCGGGATCAGCGTAGGCTTCTCGCTCCTGCGCGTTGGCGGCTTCTATGCCTATCTTCAGGGCCTCCTTCATCAGCAGAGCCTTCTTGCTCTTGCGGAACTCTTCCAGTAGCACCCGCTCCGCCTTGGCTTTGGCGTATGCGGCAGAGTTCTTGATGATGAAATCAACTGCTTTGTACGGCGTCTCGTTCATAGTTCTCTCCGGTTACCTTCAACAAAACATCCTTGCCGTTCGGGCCCTGCGCCAGAACCCGGATGATCCTTCTGCTTACCTTCTCCTGAGCGTCGAACAGTTCGCTGTGGGTGATCCCCGCCAGGAGTTCCGAGTACAGCCCCAGGAGGTCCATTAGGGCGTTGATCTCCTGAGCCTTGAGGGTCTTGCTTCCTGTCTCCTTCAACCGATCCAGGGCGCTGATCACCGCCTGCTGCAGGTCTTCTATCGCCCCGCCTTCGTCCCTTGCCACCTTCATCTCCACCAGGGCCTCGATCAGGTTGATGGCGTTGAAGACCGCCTGCCAGTTCTGCTTCGTTGCCTTGGCCTGCCTTGCGGCTTCGATCGCAGCGTCAAGCGGGGCGATGAACCTCAGGACATCGGTGGTGGTCAGCCTTGCCGCCCCTTGCATGGCCATCAGATGTGCCGTCGGGTTTGACCCCTTTGGTCTGTACTTGCTGCGCTTCCTCATCCCATTCCCTTAAAACCGCCAGGGCACATACCGCATACATGGCAAACTTCAGTCGTTGAACAGCAGCCAGATGATGACTGCCGGGATCAGGACGACGAAGATCAGCAGAAGGATCAGCAGCACCTGCCCCACATCTTCCATACCGTCGTCCTCCCATCTCATTCCAACTCCACGATCAACTTCCCAGGCTTGGAGCCCAGTTCCCGGTAAACCACGATCGGCTGAAAGTTTCGGTCGTTGACCTGCAGGGCGTCCGCCAGTCCATCCAAAGCAGCCTTGGCAGCGGCCAGACAGTTGTCCGCATCCCGCATCCGCTTGTCCGGCATCTGAAAGATCAGGGTCAGCCTGATGTCCCCTTCAGGAGCCTGCCACGCCCGGATCTGGTGCTTGGCCAACCAAGCGGAGTTTTCCCGGTACTGGGTCTTGGATGCATGGAGTGCCGCCCAATGCCTGCCCTTGGCTCGGTTCGGAAACAGGTCCGCCGGAGGGAAGTCGAGTTCGATCCGCATCAATGTCATCCTTGACCTTCTTCAGGTACAACAAAAATTCCCATTCCTTTTTTTCCTTGAGTCTTTCGAGTTCTTCAATCCAGTCGTTCAGGGCGTCCAACTGGAGCAGGATGTCCTGATCGTTGAAGTCCGCCGAAATCCTCACAGAACCCGTTTCAGACCTTACGGACCAGTGCAGTTTCCCGAGCAGCATGGTCAGTTCTCCTCAAACTGGCCCGGGATGCGCCTTAAAACGGCCATAGCGGCGTTTTTTAGCGCAGTTGATACCTCACCCTCATCCTCCTCGCTTGCGAGCCTTAAAACGAGTTCTGCGCAAGCGCGTCGTTCGATCTGGATCGCCTGCTTGGAGGTTTGGATGGCGATGGCCATGATTTCGGCCTTGGCTTGGGCTAGGCGCTCCTCGAACTCCTTCTCGGTGTAGAGGGTCTGTCCGGCCCCGCGGCCGAGCAGGAAGTTTTTCTGGAAATCGGTCAGGTCGGTCATGCTTTCCCCTTGATGTTGGCCCAGTTGAACTGACTGGACATGATCTCGTCGAAGTCAAAGTGCTTTCCGATACACCCTCGGAAGGATGTTTGTTCGTCGGATTCGCCCCAGACACGGTTGTCGTAGATGAAGATT